TAAGTTGGGCTGCTTATGGTGAATTAGAACATGAAGAATATGAAAAACAACGAGAACAAGCACAACGAAGTAATGCTTTAAGAGGTAAAAGAAGGTAAGATAGAAGAAATGTTTTGATTCTGAAAGCAAGTGGCTAATTATAATGTAGATATTGCTGTTGCTTTAAAAGGTGCAAAAGAATTATTAAAACTTAAAAAAGATGTAAAGGCTGTAACACAAGAAGTAAATGGTTTTAATAAAGCACTTGAAACTAATGCAAATAAGTTTCCAAAATCTATAAATAGTCTTGCTGAACAAGTTAACAAAGCAAGAACAGCATTAAAAAATGCAGCAGTTGGTACGACATCATTTAACAATGCAGCAGAAGTATTTTTAAGAACACAAAAAGCATTAAACAAAGAATTAGCTGAAGAGGCTCGTATTTTAAAACAAATTGAAACTAGAAGATTTGGTGTTGCTCAATCATCAAGCAGTAATCGTGTTAGAAGAAATGTAGCTGAAAGTCGTAGATCAAGAATAAGTTCTAAATTTAAAACTTTAGATACACCTACACCTTCAATAGATTTAAGAAATAGAGTTAGAGAAAATATACGTCAAAGTAGAATTAGTAGGTTTGGGTCTGGATTTCGTGATTTTAGTCAAAATCCTGATCCAATTACATCTTCGTTAGTACCTGGTCAAAGTTTATTTGGTCAAAGTGTAGGAGGTGCATCTGATAGAGCAAGACAAATACTGCGTGAAGAACAAGCCTTACAAGAAGCATTAGCAAGAATGGATCAGAGAGATATGAAATTAACTGGTCAAAGTGTAAATATAGAAGGAAAATTACAACAGGCTTTAGCAAAACAAACTGCTAATAGGAAAAAAGCAGAAGAGGAAGTAAGTAAGATAAGAGAAAATGCAGTAAAAAAAATAGAAACAAGAGAAAAAAAATTAATTTTACTTAGAAAAAAAGCATTAAAACAAGAATTTGCAGAACGAAGAAAATTATTAAGACAAAATCAGTTTGGTAATGTCAATCCTGGTATGGGAGGATTTAGAGCATTTAGCCAAAGAGCAGACGAAATTACTGCTAGTGCTGCTGCTACAGCGAATAGACCTAGTATTGGTTCTTTAATAAGAAGTCAGTTTGCTCCTGGAGGAAGTTTTGCTGCTAGTAGAGGACAAAGAATTAAAGGTTCTTTAAGTAATGCTCTTATTGGTGGTGGTTTCCCTCTGTTATTTGGTCAGGGTGCTATAGGTGCTGCTGGTGGTGGTATTGGTGGTGCTTTAGGAGGTGCTTTAGGTGGCGGATTTGGTTTTGGTTTATCAATCGCTGGAACTGCAATAGCTCAACAAATACAACAAACTCTTGATTTTAGAAAGTCTATTAAAGATCTAAATAAAGAAATGGAACAAATGGGTATAAGTTCAAATATCAGTGCATCACAAGTTAAAGGATTAGGAAAAGCTCTAGGTATTACGAAAGAAGAAGCAGTAAAGGCTTTACAAGAGTTTAAAAGATTTGGAAATGATGCAGTATTAATTGCTAAAAAGTTTGGTGGGGATTTTGCAAAGTTTGACGCTTTTGCACAAGCTAATACAGTTCAATCTGCATTAGCAGCTATAAGAAAAGTTAATAAAGATTTGACTTTAGATGACGAATTAAGATTTATTAATTCAGTAAGAAGAAAAGGTGTTGAAGCAACAATAAATCAAATGCTTGATGAAATGTTAGAAAAACAAAAAAAAATAGATACAGAGGGATTTGGTCAAGGAAAAGGGAAAAGTCCTGGTTCTCATAGAAAAAGGATGAGCGTATTACAGCGTGAGAAAGAAATAACAAACGAAATTGTTACAGAGAATACTGAGTTATCAGAGAAATTAACAGAAATTAGAGATAAATATGGGGAAATACAAATTGCAAGTGAATTAAGTTCTTTCTCAATAGTTCAAGGACTAGAAGATGTAGATAGAGAAATTAGAAAATTAAATGATTCACAATTTCAAATAGTTGAATTATCTAAGGTACTTGGTGCATCTTTCCAAGAATCTTTTAAAGGAATAATAAAAGGAACAATGAGTGTTGGAGATGCGTTTAGAAATATGTTTATGCGTATAGCAGATCATTTCTTAGATATGGCTGCACAGATGGCTGCTGCACAAATACAAAAAGGATTTCTTGGAATGTTTGGAAATTTATTAAATCCGTTTAGTTTTGGTAGCAGCTTTGCTTCTTTTGGTAGTGTTGGTGCTGGAACTTCAAATATGTTTGTTGGTAGTGCATCAGCTAGTGCGTTTTTAGCCGATGGTGGTACTGCGAGAGCAGGTAGATCATACATTGTCGGAGAACGTGGCCCTGAGATGTTTACTCCAGGAGTGACAGGTACAGTTACTCCAAATGAGTCTTTAGGTGGTTCAACAAATATCGTAGTAAACGTAGATGCTTCTGGTTCTTCTGTTGAAGGTGACGAACAAAGTGCTAACGAATTTGGTGAACAGATTGCAGCAGCAGTTCAAGCTGTAATAATTAATGAAAAAAGAGTTGGAGGTTTATTAAGCTAATGGCAGCCTTTCCTATTACTAACCCAAAATATAATTACACAATCTCAAGACAGCCAGCCGTTAATGTCGTAAGCTTTGGAGATGGTTTTGAGCAAAGATTAACTGAGGGATTGAATCAAAATCCTATAACTTTAAATCTTAAATTTGATTTATCTCAAACAGATTCTACAACTGCTATTAATTTTCTTAATGCAAGAATTACAGATGGTGCGTCATTTACTTTCCTCGTACCAAATGAAAATGTAACTAAAAACTTTGTTTGCCTGTCTTACAATACTGCTGTTCCTTTTTTAAACAGAGTACTTTTGACTTGTACATTTAGAGAAGTGTTTGAAGCATAATGGCAATTCCTTTTGTTGAATTAAATAAACTTAATCCAAGTTCTATTATCGAGTTATTTGAACTTGAACTTACTGTTGGTTTACACATACCAAAAGATAATCCTAATAATTTAGATACTGTATTTAGATTTCATGCTGGTGCAAATTTGAATAACTTTGGACAGATAAGATTTAATGGCAATAGCTATCAGCGAGTAGCTGTAAAAGTTGAAGGGTTTGAAAATACAAGTACAGGTACAATTCCAAGACCTACTCTTACTTTTAGTAATTTAGGTGGGATAACAAAAGATACAACAGTTATGACCATGAGTGATTTTCTTAATGTTGTAAATACTGTTACTCCTGGAAATGATTTATTAAATGCAAAACTTACAAGACTTTTACCGTTAGCTTCGGCTTTGGATAATGCTAATTTCGCTACTGGTACAAATCCTTTCGGTACTCCTAGTACAGACAAGTTACGAGATCGTATATATTTTATTGATAGAAAAGCTGTTGAAAACAGACAGATAGTACAATTTGAATTAGTAAACAGATTAGATATGCAGAATAAGAAGATACCTGCCAGAATCGTCACAAGAGATCTTTTCCCTGCTGCTGGTACGTTCTTCTGATGACACAATATTCTTGGGCTACAGAAGCATACTCACACGCTACAGAGTGTTATCCAGAGGAGTGTTGTGGTCTTGTTTTAGATATAGATGGAAAGCATACATATTGGAAATGTAAAAATATATCAAATGTTTATAAGGAGGAATCATTTGTTATAGATCCTCTTGATTGGGCAGATGGTGAGGATCAAGGTGAAGTTTTAGGTATTGTTCATAGTCATCCTGATGGATTGTTGGAATTTAGTCATACTGATAAACTGAGTTGTAAGTATAATGATTTGCCTTTTTATCTTGTAGATTCAAAGACAGAATCTATTATTAAATTAGACCCAGCAGAAGTAGATGATTAAATTAACTATTTATGGTCGATTAAGAAAGTTTATAGGACAATCTACCTTTGAGATAGATGTAGCTAGTCCAAGACAGGCTTTTAGTTTTTTAGTGAATAATTTTAAGGGAGTTGGAGATCATATGAAAGAACAGGAATATTGCGTGATGGCAGGTAAAGTAAGAATTACAGAAGAATTATTAGATTTACAAACAGAAAGCGATATAAAGATAATACCTGTTGTTCATGGTGAATTACTGTTTCTTGGTTTAGGAGCAGCATTTATTGGTGCTGGAGTAAAAATAGGGGTTACAAAGGTTTTAGGTGGAATTTTATTAAATGTTGGATTAAATTTAGCTCTTCAAGGAGTTCAAGATTTATTATTTCCACCGCCAACCCCTCCTAGTTTTAAAGCAGATGAACAAGATCCTAGTTTTATTTTTGATGGGGCTACTAATATTTCAAAACAAGGTGTTCCAATTAATGTAGTTTATGGAGAAACATTGATTGGATCGAATACAATCAGTGCAAATGTTGATACCTTACAGGTGGTAAATAGTTAATGGCTTTTCTTGCTGATATTAGTAACCCTGCTTTTCGTGAATTGGTTTATCAACAGAACGCTAAGTTACCTAATGGTGCTCTCAAATCTATTGATTTTGTCACCCTTGTAGATATTTTAAGTGAAGGAGAAATAGAACTTAGTGCTACTGCACATAAAAACAACATTACTGATAAAACTTCTGAAGCATACAAAAATGCTTTTTTAAAAGATTTGTTTTTAAATAATCAACCTGTTCTACAGGCTGATGCTAATGTCAATAGTCCAGCAGTATCAGATTTTAATTATGAAAGTGTAGATTTTAGATTTCAGCAGGGAACTGCAAATAATATTGTTTTACCAGCAGCAGAAACACAAACCACTGAAAAAACAGGAGGAGATATAGGACAGCTTGTAAGTTTTCCGCAGGGAGGTTCAGTTACAACACGATCTGTGCAGATTACTAATATTAATGTTGATAAAGTAAGAGTTAGAGTAAAATTTGATCAATTTTTTAGGATTGATAGTGAATCTGGAAATAGAAAAGCAACTGCTGTAAGAGTTTTAGTTTTATTAAACCCTTCTAATGGAGGCCAACAACAAATTTTTAGTAACTTAGTTCAAGGTAAAAGTACTTCATCTTATAGTCGTGATTATGGAATTAGATTATCTGAAGTCACAGGTTATAACACCACACCTATAGGGCAATCAGGTGCATTTTTTCCGATAACTATTACTGTATCTAGAACGAATGATGAAGGTGATAATAATACCTTTAATACAATGCGTTTAAGTGGTGTTACTGAAATTATTGAAGAATCAAATAACTATCCAGACGTTGCTTATACTTCATTACGTTTTAGTGCAGAGGAATTTCCATCATTGCCTTCAAGAGTTTTTCGTGTAAGAGGTAAAAAGGTTAAGATTCCTCATAATGCCACTGTGAAACTTTCAACAGGAAGAATTACTTATAGTGGTATATTTGATGGAACTTTTAAGGCTGAGAAGGAATGGACAAGTGATCCAGCATGGATTCTTTATGATTTACTAACTAATGATAGATACGGTTGTAATTTACCAGAAGCAGATATTGATAAGTTTGTTTTTCGTAAAGTCAGTGAATATTGTGGAGAATTAGTAGATGATGGGCAAGGTGGACAAGAACCTAGATTTTCTTTAAACGTCAATATAAAAACACAACAGGAAGCGTTAAAGATAGTAAATGATATTTGTTCTGTTATGAGGGCAATGCCTTTTTATTCAGAAGGCACTATAAAAATATCTCAGGACGCTCCAAAAGACTTTGCTAATCCTAGTAATGTCTCCTTTGATTATGTATTTAACAATGCAAATGTGGTTAATGGAGAATTTGTATATAGTGGTAGTTCCTTAAAAACAAGATTTACAATTATAAATATTAGTTACTTTGATCTTGAGACTCAACAGTTGGATTATGTAACCGTTAAAGATACAGAAGCTATAAAAAAATATGGTGAACATATTAATACCATCAGAACTTTTGGTACGACATCAAGAGGTCAGGCACAAAGAGTTGGTAAATGGTTTTTAAATACACAGCAGACAGCTACAGAGACCTGTGTGTTTGAAACTAATATTGCTGCTGGTGCAGTTATAGAGATTGGAAATATTATTGGTATTGCTGATAGAGTCAAGGCAGCAACAAGAAGAGGAGGTGTAGTAAAAGCAGTTAGTTCAAGTCAAGGTAACTCAAATATAGATCAAATAACTATTGATAATGCTTCTGATACTAATCAGCCAGATATCAGTGACTCACCTACAATTAGTTGCTTATTAAGTAACGGTACAGTAGAAACTAAAACAATATCCAACTACTCAAATAATCAAACTGTTGTAAATGTCAGCAGTGCTTTTTCTTCTGCTCCTGTTGTTAATAGTCCATATATTTTTGAATCAGCAAGTTTATCTGTCACTAATTGGAGAGTGATAAATATAAAAGAAACAGCAAAGAGAACTTATACTGTTACTGCACTTAGTCATAATCAAGAAAAGTATGCAG